AGAAATATCTCAGGATTTGACCGTCCGGTGAGTTGCGCTTATCACTTGCGTAAGGTATTTCTCTCTTCATTGTTCATATGGAGGGTTTGAAGGCTGAGTCTACCACAACTGTGGGGATAAATTGTAACTTTCAGCAAACAGTGATGACTGAGACCGGTAATAAGTTGATGTTCGGAAGTTTACCTTCAAGTTTGGAACGACCCGTTGCAAAGAGGAACTATTATCGTACATTATCGGACTGGATTTTAACGTACACTAAGACAGGGAAAATCGAGGATACACATGATAATGCTTGGAGTTATGTCGAGGATCTTGTCAAGACTGACTTCAATGCTAAATATGATTGGTTGGCTAAACGGGGTGTGGCTCGTGATTACCGCACTGCCGTGGGGTTGGCCATCATACCTGGTATCCCGGCGATTGTGGCAAACACACGCATTGTTACTGGTACATGTGAGGTGGCAGGGGTTGCTGTAAAGCTGCCCAAGGCGCTGAACATGCTTTCTAGATTCACACATGCGAGTGTCAAAGTACCGTACTTTTATCCACGTGTGGACATGAGTGCGCGTGGCATGCTCATTGGCCTGGCGGCGGCTGCAGCACTTGTTCCTATTTGTGCTGGCATTGCGTACGCTACCCTCCCCAGGGAAAAACTGTCTGTGTTTAGGTTGAAATCAGAGGTTCGTGTTCATATGGAGGATGAGAAAGAAGCAACGGACTTGTTGTTGGTTGAGCCTGCTCGGGAGCTCAAGGGTAAGGATGGTGAGGATCTCCTCACTGGTAGTAGATTAACTAAGGTGAACGCGCGCGCGGGGCGCCCTCGTAGAAGGCCTTATGCAGCTAAAATTGCACAGGTCGCGAGAGCCAAGGTGGGTTACCTTAAGAATAGTCCTGAAAATAGACTAATCTACCAGCGAGTGCTGATTGAAATCATGGACAAGGACTGCGTCAGGTATGTTGACAGGGATGTCATATTGCCTTTGGCTATTGGATGCTGTTTTGTCTATCCTGATGGAGTGGAGGAGTCGGCGGCACTTTGGGGTTCCCAGGAATCCCTCGGTGTCAAATAGGGAGGCCTAGTGCGTCTACCTGGGGTCGTAACACAGATCAATCGAGATATCCCATCTGATGTGTTGCTCCCCCAGGAAGTGCTAGAGGTTCGTACAGGACCTCCCAATGCTAAGGACCGTAATATATTTATGGTTGCAGGTTGCCCATCACAGGCACGGTTCTTAGTACATAATCACTGCCTGAAAAACCTCAAAAGGGGTCTTGTGGAGAGAGTTTTCTGCGTAGAGAGAAACGGGAAGCTCACTCGCACTCCACAACCTACCAAAGGAGCTTTTGGACGTCTTTCCCCGTTCAGGAAAGCAGTTTGTGAGAAGGTTGGGGTCGCCCACCGACTTGGGTATGATGGATTTCTGTCATACTACAACGGTGCGAAACTCCGTACTTACACACGGGCTGTGGAGAGTCTGCATATCACTCCTGTCTCGGAGAGGGATAGTCATCTGACTACCTTCGTCAAGGCAGAGAAGATATCGACGTCTAAAGGTGACCCAGCACCTAGGGTGATTCAGCCTCGAAACCCTAGGTACAATGTCGAACTTGGAAGATATCTACGGCATATGGAATCCAAGCTGATGAAAGCTGTTGATGGCGTATTCGGAGAGACGACGTGCATTAAGGGATACACAGCCGATGAGGTGGGTGCAATTTTTCGGGAGAAGTGGGATAGGTTTCATAAGCCTGTCGCCATTGGTCTCGATGCATCCAGGTTTGATCAACACTGTTCCGTTGAGGCTTTGCAGTATGAGCATAGCTTCTACAGGGCCATGTACCCTGGCAACAAGCTCTTGGGCAAGTTGTTGGACTGGCAACTCCACAATAAAGGGAAAGGTTATGTTCCTGATGGAACTATAACCTACCGCAAGGAGGGGTGCCGTATGAGTGGGGATATAAACACTTCGTTGGGAAATTATCTATTGATGTGCGCTATGGTACACGGGTACATGCGTCATTTGGGGATTAATGAGTTTAGTCTGGCAAACTGTGGGGATGACTGTGTTCTTATACTAGAACGCAGAAATCTTAAGCAGGTGCAGAAGACCCTACCGGAGTATTTCCTTAATTTGGGATACACTATGAAGGTGGAGCCGCCTGTATTTCAATTGGAAGAGGTTGAATTTTGCCAGGCACACCCCGTACAGTTTCAAGGTGGTTGGAAGATGGTCCGAAATGTCCGCACTGCGATGAGCAAGGATGTGCATTGTGTCAATAATATACGCGATCTGGCGACGAGGAGAGCATGGAGTAATGCTCAACACCACGGTGGATTAGCACTCAGTGCTGGTATACCTGTGGTTGAGAGGTTCTACTCCAGGTTCGCACTATATGATGTGCCTCGTAAGCATCAACGCATTGACACTGTCACTAATGTTCACAAGTGGCGTGGATCTGGTGGAAGTTATGTTGTGACTCCTGAATCTAGGGCTAGCTTTTGGGCTGCCTTCGGGTTGACGGGGGATGAGCAACTAGCTTTGGAGGACCGTCTGGATAGATGGGAGATGGATCTGTTTGGAGAGGAGGGTGTTGACGCTCATGAGCCCAGCATCCTCGACTCCGCCGTAGCTTGACCAAGCGAGACATGACAATGGTACTAAGAAATTCAGGCACAATGGTGCCTCAAGGCGGCAATAAAATGAGTAAGATGGCGAAGAATGCATCCCAACAAGGACTACAAGCAGGGGCTGCTTATCTGATGAGCAACCCTAAGGGGGCATTAAAGAAAGGGAAAGACGCATGGAATTACATGACAGCAGGGGGTGTGCCAAGTGGTATAGTACACTCAGGGGGAATGAAAGGCGCGATTATGGCGCCCGTGGCAGTTACCAGACAGTTAAGGGGGAGTAAACCTAAATTCTCCGGAAGGACATCTGGTTCCGTGACAGTGAGTCATAGAGAGCTAATTACGCAAGTGAACAACTCAACGCAGTTTGTGGTTAATGGTGGTGTTACTGGCAACCTTAGGCAAGTTAATCCCTTAAATGGGACCTTGTTCTCATGGCTACCTAGCATTGCTGCTAACTTTGATCAGTACACATTCAATAGTGTTACGTTGCATTACGTACCTTTATGTGCTACGACCGAAACTGGGCGAGTTGCGATGTATTTCGACAAAGATTCCGAGGACCTCGAGCCTGCGGACAGAGTAGAGCTTGCTAATTATGCTACATTGAAAGAAACTGCACCATGGGCCGAGGCCATGTTACGTATACCAACCGATCGTATCAAACGGTATAACGATGACAGCAGCGTAAATGATCGCAAATTGATTGACCTGGGACAGATAGGTATTGCAACATATGGTGGTTCGGGCACAAACCCTGTTGGGGATGTGTTCATATCTTACAGTGTTACTTTGCACTTCCCACAACCCACTGCAGCCGGTGTGCAGACACGGCGTCTCGATCTCACAAGTGTTTTAGACACAAATGTCGGACCTAGTTACACTATCACGTCCAGTACTGCTACGGTGTACACAGTTGCTTTCCGCACTGTGGGCACCTTTATGCTGTTTGGAGCCGTGAGGTCAACTGGGTCACCCGTTATCGGACTGTCTAGTGCGAACATTGCTATTAATAGCAACACCACATTGAACACAGCCGGTACTGCTTTCTCCTACATGACGAACGTTACGGTGTCTGCTTTGCCAGCATCCATTACGTTTACTGTAGTTGGGGTAATTACCTCGTCAACTTCACATGCCGTGAGAGCATCACGCACTAATAACGCAGACATGATATAGTACCATTGAGGGGCCTCTTGAACAAGACCAGTTCATGGATACTGAATACGAACAAGTCAATAAACCATGGAACGAGCTATACAAGGAAACGACACTAGGGAACAAGCTAACGGTGAACGTTGGGATGGAGGATCAGGAGGTATCACTTCTCCCTTCAAACTTCCTGACGAAAGTCCGAGTTGGACTGAGTGGCGGCTATATAACGATGAGACGAATTCGAATCAAGATAATCCCCTTGGTTTCAAGGAAAGCTGGGGTTTCGGGAAAGTTGTATTTAAGAGATATCTCAGATACGACAGGACGGAAGCTTCACTGCACAGAGTCCTTGGATCTTGGACGGGAGATTCGGTTAACTATGCAGCATCTCGATTTCTCGGTGCCAACCAGGTCGGATGTACCTATAGTATTCGGTTTCGAGGAGTTAGTGTCACCATTTCTGGAGGGTCGAGAACTCTTCAGCATCTCTGTGAGATGGCAATTCGGTCTAAGCAAGAACTGTTACAGCTTACCCCAGTCGAAGTGGAAAGTAATGTATCAAGAGGATGCCCTGAAGGTATTGAAACCTTCAAGAAAGAAAGCGAGTAAGACAGACTCTTCAGTCTGAGTTCGCTGAAACGAGTGTAAATCTGGCATAGCATACAGGTTACTCTTGTTGGGTTCTAGATGTTATGATGACGAGTCGGTTCGGGCTCCGCACTAGGTTTGGTCACCTAGGGGATGGAGATATGGAAAGGGTCTCGTGTGCTGTTAGACGGTCGTAAGACGCGCTTGCAACATGGGCCTATGACCGGATAAGTCATAGCAATACTAGCCAACATGAATAGGATTCCTGTTTACGAAAGTTAGATGTCACTTGTGGAAACGGACCCAGACACGGTTGATCTCACCTTCGGGGGGGCTATAGAGATCGCTGGAAGCACTACCGGACAACCGGAACATTGCAGAAATGCAGCCC